TGATGATAAGGAGGGAATCAAGAGGTACGTGACTGAGATCAATGGGTATGTAATGCAGATGCTAGGAGGTGCAGGAGGAGAGAAGCACACCGCTGATGTAGTCGAGAAGGGAGAGGACATTCCCTTCTAACGTAAGGTCATTAAACTATGACCTAGCAGAGCATATGAAGTATTCATTTGCTAGATACTGCTACCGCAAGTCGAGAAAAGACTCCTCAAAAAACTGGAGCGATGTGTTCAAAAGTTTTTGGGGAGTCTCTCTTGAAGAGTACATAGAGTACGCAATCAAAAAGAATCTGAAAGAAGATTACGAGGAACTTGAATGTCATTTTACAGAGAAGTAAGGTTTTTCAAACGGTCACAGGGAACAAGGACTGTGATCCTACAGAACTTTCCAGTGATCATAGACATTGGGGCCATATGTTGGGCTAAGAAATCAAACAGAAAGCAGGAGGTACTTGCACAAGACATGTCATCCAAGAGTACCTTCAAGGACATCACCGTGTATGAGATAGGTCTTGCCGATAACAGCAAGTGGATCATTCCAATGTCTGAGATATCCAAGTTGGAGATCGAAGTAGAGGAGGGGCCTGTCACATTATGAACGAGTATCAAAAGTTTATACACAAGTCGAGGTACGCCAAGTATCTGGATGAGCAGAAGCGCAGGGAGACATGGGAAGAAACAGTCGAGCGTTACGTAGACTTCTTCCAGAACAGAACGTCCATTAATCTGGGGCTTGTTCGTGATGCCATCGTTAACATGGATGTCATGCCTAGCATGAGGTGCATGATGACTGCGGGTAAAGCATTGGACAGGGATGCAGTCGCCGGATATAACTGCTCGTACCTTCCTATCGACAGCCCAAGAGCATTCGATGAATGCATGTATGTTCTCATGTGTGGCACAGGAGTTGGCTTTAGTGTGGAGCGAGGCTACATAAACATGCTACCTCACGTAGCAGATGAGTTCCACGACAGCGATTCAGTTATCGTTGTAAGCGATAGCAAGATTGGGTGGGCAAAGGCCCTCAAGGAACTTGTCAGCCTGTTGTATGCGGGGCAGGTTCCAACATGGGATGTGTCCAAGATCAGACCTGCGGGTGCTAGGCTCAAGACATTCGGGGGCAGGGCATCAGGCCCAGAGCCACTGGATAAACTGTTCCGCCACTTTGTCAGTGTGTTCAGAGGGGCATCCGGCAGAAAACTAAACTCCATAGAGTGTCACGATCTTGTGTGCTTTATCGGTGAGTCAGTGGTAGTAGGTGGTGTGCGTAGGTCAGCCACTATCTCGCTATCCAATCTGACTGATGATCGTATGCGTCATGCCAAGTCTGGTCAGTGGTGGACTGAGAATCCACAGAGGGCTTTGGCTAACAATAGCGTATGCTATACAGAGAAGCCTGACATGGGGATATTCTTGCGTGAGTGGACTGCCCTGTATGAGAGTCGTAGTGGAGAGCGTGGCATATTCAATCGTGAAGCCGCAAAGAACATGGTTCCAGAGCGCAGGGACAGTGACTATGAGTTTGGTTGCAACCCCTGCTCAGAGATTATCCTCAGACCAAAGCAGTTCTGTAATCTGTCGGAGGCTGTATGCAGAGAGGGCGACACGCTTGAGGACATCAAGAACAAGGTAGAGATCGCCACTATTATTGGCACTCTACAGTCCACGTTAACTGACTTCAGGTATCTGTCTCCTGCATGGAAGAGAAACACTGAGGAAGAGAGACTACTTGGCGTTAGCCTGACAGGGATCATGGACTGCCCCGCTATTATGAATGCCAGTGCAGATGATCTGGAATCTCTTAAGGCTCATGCTGTCAAAGTAAATAAACAGTGGGCCAAGAAACTTGGCATCCCAGAGAGTACCGCCATCACTTGTGTTAAGCCGTCAGGTACGGTCAGCCAACTTGTGAACAGTGCATCAGGGATACACCCTCGCTACAATTCACACCTGATTCGCAGGGTTCGCAACGATAAGAAAGACCCTCTATCACAGGCCCTCATTGAGTGTGGAATACCGCACCACACTGACCCATACAATGCAGAGGCTTGGGTGTTTGAGTTCCCTCAGAAGTCTCCCAAGAAGTCTCTGACCCGACATGACCTGTCAGCATTGGAGCATCTTGAGATATGGAAGAGGTTCTCTATACACTGGTGCGAACACAAACCGTCAGTCACTATCTACGTCAAGGAGCATGAGTGGGTAGAGGTAGGCGCATGGGTGTGGCACAATTTCGATATTGTATCTGGCGTGTCCTTCCTGCCTAGCGCAGACGAGGCTCACTCGTATGAGTCTGCTCCCTATGAGGACTGCGACGAGCAGGAGTACAAGTCCAGAGCCAAGCAGATACCAAAGGAGATTGACTGGGACTTGATCCTTGAAGAGGAAGACGTTACCACTAGCAGTCAGGAGTTTGCCTGTACAGGAGGAGCGTGTGAGTTATGAAATACAGTGGGGTAAAGGAAGCGCCTTCAACATGGGGCTTGTTGGAGGAACTAAGTACAGGTGCGAGAGGTATTCAGTTCCCAACAAAAACAAGAATGATCACTGGTTTATGTTGGCTGACCCATACAAAACGTACCTCTGTACCAAGGGGCCTTACAGCACACCAGAAGAGCGCGACACTGCAATAGTCGAGGAGGTTCGTAGGCGTGAAACAGAATAACCGTTGGCCTCTGCAAGAGAGCGACATAACTGAGCGCCTGTGTACCAAGTGCGCTATATGTTGCGAGATTGAAATCAACCCCAGTTGGAAAGACCCAAGGCAGATGCAGTGGTTACATGCCATAGTAGAAAAGCATCCCCACATTGAAGCCACAGAAACTGGCATCAAGATTAGATGCTCTCACCTAGTAGACGATTACAAGTGTGGGATATACGAGGATCGTCCTCAAATGTGCAGTGACTTTAACTGTGTCGCATGGGCCAAGGTCAGTAACAACAGGGAGCAGTACAACAAGGTATTAAATATATTTAATTCAGAAAGGGTCAGAGATGCAAAAGCAAACTTATATGGTGGAAGATGGGGGAAGCACTAAATGAACTTGCTAATAATTCCTGATGCACATGCTAACCCAGACTATGACAATGAAAGGTTTACCCATCTGGGTAAGTTCATTGTGGCTCACAAGCCAGAGTACATAGTATGTCTGGGTGACTTTGCTGACATGCCATCACTATCTTCATATGACAAGGGAACCAAAGGCTTTGAAGGCAAACGCTATAAGAAAGATATAAATAGTTGTATTGAAGCCCAAGAGAAACTTATGGAACCGTTGAGGGCGTACAACGCCCAGAAGAGAAAGAACAAAGATAAGCAGTACAAGCCCAAGATGCACATGTGTCTTGGAAACCATGAAGATCGCATCAGCAGGGCGACTAACTCTGCCCCTGAGTTGGATGGTGCTATAGGTATTAAGGACTTGCAGTATGAGAAGAATGGATGGAAGGTTACTCCCTTCAAGTCAGTGCTAACTGTGGCAGGGATATCTTTCAGCCACTACTTTACCTCTGGCATATCTGGAAGGCCCATCAGTAGCGTCCACCTTGGCTTCACACTGGTTTCCAAACTACATTGTAGTGCGGTACAGGGTCACACCCATTTGTACAACCACGCTGAACAGACGAGGCCTGACGGCCAGAAAATATTCGGCCTTAGTGCCGGATGCTATAGTCACCCCAAGTACTCTGAGAACTGGTGCAGAGACACTGAGCATCAGTGGTGGAGAGGAGTGATTATGTTAAACCAACTAGATGGTGAGGGTTACTACGACGAGATAGTTGCCGTTACTCAGCGGAAACTGTTGAGGGAATATCAGTAATGGACACCACGCAACCGATGGGGAAGGCAGTGATACCAAAGTAGTTGTCCTCCACATCCTTGGTGTTGGCAACCTTCAGCACCTTTGAGTCTTTAACGATGAGATATCCGACAGTCCAAAAGGTTTGCGGCTCTATCTCATCTTCTTTTTCCCACCCTGCTGATGCGTAGATGTCTAACCATTCTACGCAGACCAATCTCATAGCGTCCTCTCTATACCAGATGTCTTCCTGTTAAATTCTGCTTTCTCTTCTCTTACCTCATCAATTCTTCTAGTAAATTCGTTGACCTTTCTCTGCTTTGTTGTGAGACTTCTGTTCTTTCTGGTAGAAGTTCTGTCTGCCTTCAATCCTCTTATCTCAGAATTGTATCTCTTGTTCTGTGCTGAACGTGCATCAGGAGGTATGGCGTATGGATTAATGCCGACAGAAGAACCAATCAATTTGAAGGCGCTAGTTTTAACATCCCCATACCTGTTAGTTCTTCCCAACATAAAGTCAAACAACTTTCCTTCTATCTCTGTAGGATCAAGCCTAACCATCGCCTCACCTATAGAAGATACAGATACTAGGCCATTACGAGTTAGCAGAGGAGGCATCATCATTGAGTTTATGTAACTCATTCT